GCTCAGGATACTTTCCTTTCGGAGATCGTCCGCATTATGGAAAAATACCCGTGGTGCGACGGCATCGACATTGACCTTGAGAAAGGCGACGGATATTCCACGCACGCTGCTTCTACGGCGATGTTTCGGAATATCTATAACACAGTAAAAGGTTATGACAGCAGCAAGCTCATGAATATCTGCCTGCCGGGTATGAATTCCATCAACGGCTCGGTCGGAGGTGAAAACTGGTGCGTTTACGGCGACCTCAACGCTTACTGCGATACGGCAGCCATCATGAGCTATGGCATGGCGTGGGCAGGTTCTGCTCCCGGCGCTGTCTCTCCAAGGGACTGGCTGGAGAGCATTTACGACTACGCGGTCACGGTCATGAATCCGGAGAAGATATTCTTCGGCCTTCCCGCATACGGCTGGAACTGGCAGATTTATGATCTTCCTGCAAACCTCGGTAAAACCTATCGCGGCACATCAAATACCTACTATGCGGCAAAGAACTGGATGACCGGGCAGTACAATTTTACAGATGATGCCCCACCGCAGCCCTTCATCCCGATCCTCGCATACTGGGATGATTACGATATGGTGCCTTGGGCGCTTCCGCAGGTCTACGACTTCATGGAAGGCCGGGACGCCACAAGCTATGAGTATCCTCTGATGAACGGAACCTATAACAGGCGGCATTATCTGACGGCTTACAGCAAAGAACAACACGCTGAGTTCGGCACCATCTATGTGGATGCGGATGGAACGACAAGCTCCTACTCCGGCATTGTATCCTTTGAAAACGGCGTGGCCACTCTCGGTGATGCTGGCTCTGCCACATATACCTTTTCCGTTTCAAGCGCCGGAACCTACGACATTGCCATCCGGCTCTGCTATCCCTTCTGGGATAAAAACGGCATTTATGTTTCGATTGACGGCAACACGACGCATTTTACGGAAAGCAGGCTCTGGTGGCCATATTGGAGAAGCACCTTCTGGACGACGCTCGCCAGCAGCATTTCACTATCTGCCGGAACGCACACCATCGTGATATCCGTTGATGTAAAAGGCGTACAGTTTTACGGCTACCGTGTTTGCAGCAACTTTTCGGAGGCTCCCTCTGCGGGTAGCGCGATCTTTACTCTCTCTCCGCGTCACTTTATCGACGTGGACGGCAACGAGTGCCAGCCGGACAGGGCTTTCAAGCTCACCTGCGAAATGCTGAGAAGAAAGCCGGACTCTGCCCTTATCTGGTATGAGGATTTCCGGGACTACGGTGTGCTGCAAACAAACTACTGGACGACCCTTTCAGGCTCTTGGACGGTATGGCGCGAAGATGAATATTCCGAAAGCCGCGTCTACTCCCAGCTTGACGGCTCCGGAAAGCTCGCATGGCGATACGACGGCTTTTCCGATATTCACCTGCGGGCAAGGGTGGCCTTCCCTGCGACAGGAAATGGCAAGGCCGGAGTATTCTGCGGTGATCTGTTCTGCTGCCTGAATTACAACACACAGGCCGTTGAATTATATAACGGCAGCACGCTCCTTGGCAGCTACAGCCAGACCATAGAGCGGACAGCAAACGCCGACCTTCGTACCGATCCATCCATGTACACGGTCGAGATGCGTATCCGTGGGAATAAGGTGCGTGTTTATTCCGGTTCTTCCTATACGCTTCGCTTCACTGCTACGGTCAGCGGCTTTTCCGGAGGCTATGCCGGATACCGATCAGATAACCGGACGGTCTGCGAGCTGCTCCGCCTTGGCGATGCGTGGACTTACGAGCCATACGAACGCTTTGATGTTACCTTTCCGGACGGCACAGTTACGCAGTATGGCAGGATCAGCCGGTCGAACGCCACGTGGGATACGGAATTTCAGGTGTTTACGCTGACCTCGGATATCGAGGAGGATGCGACACGCAGCGAGAGCATTTCTCTGGATTATGAGTTCTACCACTCCCATGAGCTTGCCCTGACCTGTGGCAACGATTATACGGTGACCATCACGCCAAAGGACATCGACATCTGGATAGCAAGGCTCTTTCTCGGTGATGCTGACGGCTTTTCCATCCTCTACTATCAGGACGTGGATTCGCTCGTTTACTGGGCAAATGAAGCGGCCTACCGCTGGGGAGTGAGAGGCTTTGCCATGTGGTCGCTGGGACAGGAGGATATGCGGCTCTGGGAGGCGCTACCAAAACAGATATAACTTCATACACAGATACAGTTCACGAGGCTGTCTGCAAAATGCAGGCGGCTTTTATTTTGCACAAAGGAGGGATTTTCTCATGAAAGAATTCTGGAACACGATCCAACTGGTATTTGCTGCTGTCGGAGGATGGCTTGGCTATTTCTTAGGCGGCTGTGACGGGCTCTTGATTGCGCTGGTGATCTTTGTGACCTGCGACTACCTTACCGGCATCATGTGTGCCATTGCCGACAAAAAGCTCTCAAGCGAGGTCGGCTTTAAGGGAATCTGCCGCAAGGTGCTGATCTTCCTGCTGGTGGGCATCGGGAACGTCATTGATGTTCAGGTGCTCGGACATCCGGGAGTGCTCCGCACGGCGATCATCTTCTTTTACCTGTCTAATGAAGGACTGTCACTGACGGAGAACGCAGCACATCTCGGCCTGCCGGTACCGGAGAAATTAAAGGAGGTCTTGGAACAGCTCCACGACCGTCACGATGATGAGGAAAGATAACATGACGAGAAAAGGAATCGACGTCAGTCATTGGCAGGGAACCATTGACTGGAATAAGGTCAAAAAGGCCGGTATCGAGTTTGCCATCATCAAGGCTGGCGGCTCCGATGCCGGTTTTTATACGGACAGCAAATGGGAAGCAAATTACAAAGGTGCGAAGGCTGCCGGTATCCCCATCGGCGCTTATTACTTTGTCGGAAAAGACTGCGTGACTGCTGCCGCCGGAAAAGCAGATGCCGAGCGCTTCCTGCATATCCTGAAGGGCAAGCAGCTGGAATATCCGGTCTATATGGATAACGAGGCACAGCCCGCTTCTGCCAAAGCCGGAATCACTGAGGCCACCATTGCTTTCTGTAAGACGATGGAGGATGCCGGATACTTCGTCGGGATCTATGGCTCCGCTGTTTCCGGCTTCAAAGAACGTATGGATGACACGAAGCTCACGCCCTACGCCCACTGGGTAGCGCAGTATGCCAGCAAATGCTCCTATAAAGGCGACTACGGCATCTGGCAGTATTCTTCCAAGGGCTCTGTTGACGGCATCAGTGGTAATGTGGATATGGACTACGCCTATGTGGATTATCCTGCCATTATCCAGAACGGCGGCTTCAACGGCTTTACAAAGTCTGCGTCCGATGACAGCAAGCCTGCCACTCCTGCTCCGGTCACTCCGGCAAAGACCGTAGATGAGCTGGCGCAAGAGGTGCTGGACGGCAAATGGGGAAACGGAACCGACCGCAAAGAACGCCTCACCGCTGCCGGGTATGATTATTCTGCCGTGCAGGCAAAGGTCAATGCTCTGGTGAAAAAGCAGGAATCTACTCCTGTCTACTACACCGTAAAAAGCGGTGATACCCTCTCCGGAATTGCTAAGAAATACAGCAGCACGGTTTCGGCGATCCAGAAGCTCAACCCGACGCTCATCAAAAACGTCAACCTTATTCTGACCGGCTGGAAGATCAGAGTGAAATAACTGAATATCCAATCTGCTATGCCTGCGAGTGTTCTTCGGAATGCCCGCAGGCTTTTTTTATTTTCCTCCGCTCAAAAAGGCAGTTCATCTCCAGTGGAAACTGGAGGTGGATATGTTATGACAGACGAAATCACAAATGTTCAATCTGGATATTTCACGCAGGAGCGGATTCAGGGCGATCTGGACTACCGCAGAGCACAGACAATCGCAAAGAAGATGCTCGATGACGGCCTCATTTCTGTGGCTGAATTCAACAAATTAACCGCCATCAATCGGGAAACTTTCTCTCCCTTGTTCGCGGAAATAATGCCGAAAATCCCTTGATATGTAGTCGCTTTAGAGTGATGTATAGACGTACGGAAAGGAGGTACTTCCCTTGAAAAAAGTTACGAAAATCGCGGAAACAGCGAACTCGAAAGTTAAACTCAAGAAGATCAGGGTAGCCGCCTACTGCCGCGTCTCTACGGATTCCGATGCCCAGCTTGAAAGCCTTGAGGCACAGAAAACCCACTACGAAAATTACATCACATCCCGTGATGACTGGGAGTTCGCTGGACTCTATTTCGACGAAGGCATCACTGGCACCAAGAAGGACAAGCGCCCGGAGCTCCTACGACTCATTGACGACTGCAAGGCCGGTAAAGTGGACTTTGTTATCACAAAATCCATCAGCCGCTTCAGCCGGAACACAACGGACTGCTTAGAACTGGTAAGAAAACTGCTCGCCCTGCACATTCCGATTTATTTCGAGAAGGAAAATATCAACACCGGCTCAATGGAGAGCGAGCTGTTTCTGGCAATTCTCTCCAGCATGGCCGAAGGCGAGTCTGTTTCCATATCAGAAAACAGCAAGTGGTCAATCCAGAAACGCTTTGAGAGCGGCACCTATAAAGTCAGCTACCCACCCTACGGCTACGATTGGGATGGCGAGCAGATGGTAATTAATCCGGAGCAGGCGGCTGTGGTAAAAGAAATCTTCGCAGCGCTGCTCTCCGGCAAAGGCACCCACGCCATCGCGGATGACCTGAACCGGCGCGGCATTCCTACCAAGCGAAACGGACGCTGGACAGCCACAACCATTCGCGGGATGCTCTCCAATGAGAAGTATGTCGGCGACTGCCTTTTCCAGAAAACGTACTCGGATTCACGCTTTGTCCGGCACAACAATCACGGCGAGCAGACACAGTACATGGTCAAGGATCATCACGAGGCAATCATCAGCCGGGAGGACTTTGAAGCTGCTCACGCTTTTATTCACCAGCGGGCAACGGAAAAAGGTGTCGTCAAAGGGAGTGACAAATACCAGAATCGCTACACCTTCTCCGGGAAGATCATCTGCGGCGAGTGCGGCGATACCTTTAAGCGCCGGATACACAGCTGCACCGGATACAAATACACCGCATGGTGCTGCAGTACCCACATCAAGGATAAAGATAAATGCCACATGCTTTTTGTAAAAGACGATGATCTGAAGCAGGCTTTCGTCACCATGATGAACAAGCTGGTCTACGCGCACAGGATCATCCTAAAACCATATGTGGACGCATTGAAAAACACTTCGTCTGATGACTCGCTTCGGCGCATTCAGGAAATACAGACCCTACTGGCGCAGAACACAGAAAAGCGCGAGACGCTGACAAAGCTCATGACACAGGGCATCATCGACCCGATCCTTTTTAACAAAGAAACGAACGAGCTGCTTTCGCAGGCAGACAGTTTCCGGGATGAGATCAACGCCTTAAAAAACGCTGTTTCCGGAGATGTAACAAAGGTCACAGCAGCCACAGCGCTTCTGCACTTTACAGAAAAAGGTGGAATACTTCAGGAATTCGATGATGACCTGTTTAATGAATATGTGAACCGCATCATTGTCCGCTCCAGAAATGAAGTGCGCTTTGAACTGAAATGCGGTCTGACGCTTCGAGAAAGGATGTGAATACATGGGACATACACCCTACGGCTACAGCATTGAAAACGGCTGCGCCACTATTAAAGAGGATGAAGCCAATAAGATACGAAAGCTCTATGAGAATTACCTCTCCGGGATGGCACTGGCCAAGGCTGCTGCCGCTGCTGGTATTGAAACCTACCACGGCACGGCAAAGCGCCTGATGGAAAACAGGCACTACCTCGGAGACGACTTTTACCCGGCTATCATTGATCAGGAAACCTACGATAAAGCTGCCGCCATCCGTCTGGAACGTGCCGGGAAACTTGGCAGGCTGAACAGGAAAAAGAGTGTAAAACCCGCAGCGTCTCCTACCGGCTTTCGCATGGCTGCGGCAGAGCAACACTATGAAGATCCGAGGCTGCAGGCAGAATACCTCTACAGCCTCATTGAAAGCGAGGTAAGCTAATGGGAAATGTAATGGTGATTCCGGCCAGACGGCAGGTCGGAAATACAGTAAAGCAATCAGCGCAGAAAAAACTCCGTGTTGCAGCCTACTGCCGCGTCAGCACGGATTCCGAAGAACAGGAAACAAGCTACGAGGCTCAGGTCACGCACTACACCGAGTACATTCAAAAGAATCCGGAATGGGAGCTGGCGGGCATATTTGCAGACGACGGTATTTCCGGCACCAACACAAAAAAGCGTGACGAATTCAACCGAATGATCGACGAGTGCATGGCCGGTAACATCGACATGGTCATCACCAAGTCCATCAGCCGATTTGCCCGAAACACTCTCGACTGCCTGCAATACATCCGGCAGCTGAAGGACAAGAACATACCTGTCTATTTTGAGAAGGAAGCCATCAACACGCTGGACGCTAAAGGCGAGGTGCTGATCACGATCATGGCGAGCCTTGCCCAGCAGGAAAGCCAGTCAATGAGCCAGAACATCAAGCTGGGACTTCAATACCGCTACCAGCAAGGTAAGGTTCAGGTCAATCACAATCGCTTCCTCGGATACACAAAGGATGACAACGGGCATCTGATCATTGATCCGGAGCAGGCAGAAATCGTAAAGCGCATCTACCGAGAATACCTTGAAGGCTCCAGCATGGATAAGATCGCCGACGGGCTTATGGCTGATGGCATCCTTACCGGCGCTGGCAAGACAAAATGGCACACCAGCACCATCAACAAGATTCTCCGCAACGAGAAGTACATGGGCGACGCGCTGCTTCAAAAGACCTATACCACAGACTTCTTAACAAAAAAGCGGATCAAGAACAACGGCACCGTCCCTCAATACTACGTTGAGGGCGATCATGAAGCAATCATTCCGAAAGAGCTCTTCATGCAGGTGCAGGCGGAGCTTGTCCGTCGCCGGGTAGTCCACGTCAGCCCGACAGGCAAAAAACGCAGCTTCTCCTGCAATCACTGTTTTGCACAGATGGTTTTCTGCGGAGACTGCGGTGAGCTTTATCGGCGCGTCCACTGGAACAACCACGGCTGCAAGTCCATCGTATGGCGCTGCATCAGCCGCTTGGAAC